GGCCGCGCCGGTAAGGTGATCAGCCTTGGATGACCTCTACGTCACCGCGAAAGAGCTGTCCGAGCACGGTAAGACTGAGCTTGCCTGGAAGCTCATGGAGCGATTGCTCACCGAGAATCCGTCCGATATACGCGCTCTCATCATGAGTTCGTGGCTCGCAAATCGGATGTGCCGATTCGTCGAGGCCTATCTCTACGCGAAGATCGCAACCGACCTCGCACCGAAAGACGCTTCCGCCTGGACCAATCTCGGGCATGCGGCCTCGAAGCTCTGGCTGGTCGAGGAAGCCGAGCGCGACTATCACCGCGCCTTACAGCTCTCGAAGACGCAATACGATTTGACCGTGCTCTGGGTCAATCTGGGCGCTCTCTATATCGACACGGGCCGATTCGACAAAGCGCTCACCTACGTGAAGAAGGTGCTGGAGGTCGAGCCGAACCACAAGAGCGCACTCACCAACCTGGGCTTCTGTCAGCTCGCCTTACGGGACTGGAGCGGCTGGAAGGGCTATCACGGCACTATCGGCTCAGACTGGCGCAAGAAGGTCGTCTACAAGGGCGAGCCTGAATGGGATGGCACACCCGGTAAGGTCGTGGCGCTCTACGCTGATCAGGGATTGGGCGATGAGATCTCATTCGCCTCCATGATCCCGGACGCCGCACAGATCTGCCGCAAGCTCATTCTCGATTGCGACGGACGCCTCGCGGGTCTCTTCGCCCGTAGCTTCCCAGACGTACGCGTCTATGGCACTAGAGTTAGGGAAGAGAAATGGGCGAAGGAAGATCGAGACATTGAGGCCTCCCTGCCGCTAGGCCAGATTGGCGAGTTCTTCCGCACGACGGACGAATCCTTTCCCGGCACGCCTTATCTCATACCGTGTCCCGTCCGCGTGAAGCAGTGGAAAGCGCTGTTCGCCGAGAAGCGCAAACCGGTTATCGGGATCGCCTGGACAGGTGGAGTACCGAAGAATAACGCTCGCAACCGACGTATCGGTTTGAAGGAGCTTCTCCCGGTATTGCAGCTCGATGCGCACTTCGTCTCCCTGCAGTACAAGGACGCGCAGAAGGAAATTGACGCGCTCCACGTGGAACACCCTGACGTTGATCTCGTGCAATACCCGTGGGCCACGTTGACGGATGACTATGATGACACCGCGGCTCTCATTGCGGCTTGCGACTACGTGTTATGTATCCAGACCGCTGTCGCGCATACGGCCGGTGGTTTGGGTGTGCCGGTCACGGTTCTGCTCCCAACGGCCACGACGTGGCGCTATGGACTGCAACACGACACGATCCCGTGGTATCGCTCGCTGAAGATCATTCGCCAACACAAAACAGGCTCCTGGAGTGCCGAAATTGAACGCGCCCGCGACCAGCTCTCTGATTTCATCGCAGTACGCTCAGGAACAGCAGAGGCTCCACGAGAACGGGAACTACGGAACGGTCTCCATCCAGTACGCTCCAATGGTCTCGCAGATCATCGAGCGCATGCAGGTTGATCACCTTCTAGACTACGGCTGCGGATCACAAACAAACCTTGCGAAACATCTGAAGGTCAATCGCAAGCTGATGTATCAGGCGTATGACCCTGGCGTCCCGCGGTTCTCAAATCCTCCGGTGCCCGCTCAGATGGTCGCCTGTGTAGATGTTCTGGAGCATATCGAGCCTGATCTATTAGATCACGTGCTAGACGACCTAAAGCGGCTCACAGAGGGGATTCTGTTTGCCACGGTGACCGTGGTACCTGCATTTAAGACGCTCTCTGATGGACGCAATGCGCATCTAACAGTTCAGCCTATGTCGTGGTGGTTACCGAAGTTCTGGGACCGCTGGGACATCCAGACTGTCCAAGTGACGTGTGAGGAATCATTCCTAGTCATCGCACTCGCCAAGTCTCAACTCGAACGGCCTGACGGCAAGCTCCTATGACTGACACGCTGCGGATCTTCATCGGGTACGACCCGAGGGAGGCGGCTGCCTATCACGTTTGCTGTCAGTCGATTATCGAGCACGCAACGATTCCGGTGTCGTTTCAGCCGCTTTCAAACCTATCTCTTAAGGGGTTCAACGGTCAGAGAGACGGCTCAAACGCCTTCACGTTCTCGCGTTACCTGATCCCGTATCTGTGCGACTTCACCGGTTGGGCGCTCTTTCTCGATGGCGATATGACGGTGAATGTCGATATCGAGCATCTATGGCAGTGGCGTACGCACTTTTTCAACAAAGCGATCTGCGTTGTCAAACACGACTATCAGACCCGATATCCGACGAAGTACGTGGGGTCTCGCATGGAAAGTCGAAACGTCGACTACCCTAGAAAGAACTGGTCGAGCGTCGTGCTCTGGAACTGCGGGCACTTCAATAATCGTAGTCTGATGCCCGAGTACGTGCGTGATGCGCCGCCATCCTTTCTCCATCGCTTCGAGTGGCTACAGGATAAGGACATTGGCGCCTTGCCATCTGACTGGAATCACCTGGTGCGCGAGTATCCACCGGCCTCACCGGCTCTTGATCACTTCACGCTAGGTGTACCGGGTATCCAGCATTACTCAGACGACCACGGCTCATGGAAATGGCATAGCGCTTTAGTTCGCGCTCTGCAATGCGCGGGTGAGAAACCTTCCGATATGGTGAAACGAGCCGAGGAGCGCGTCGGTGAACTTCAGTAGCTACGCTGACTTTAGAGCCAAGTTCCTCCAGATGTTCGATGGCGATGACATCAGTCAGTCGGATATCTCAGTCGCGGTCCTCGACCTGATCATTGGTGCCGGTGAGGTCAGGATCTATCGAGAATTGCGCTCGAGCACACAGGACACCGCGTTTTCACTCACGACGACGAATAACCTAGCCGCACTGCCGGCTGACTTCCTAGAGATTCGAGGCGCGCCGTACGTCGCGTTGAAGGCCGCGGCCACCTACGCTCCGTGGGAAGCGGTCAATAACGCGATCCAGCTTCAAGACACGTCGATCATCGTCAGTAACCCCGTGCGGTATACCTTTCAGGGTGACAATCTATTGTTCTTTCCAGCGCAGGCCAACGGAACGGTCATAACAGGTCAGTACTATAAGAGATTTTCAGATATATCAACCGGATTGAACGCGCTATTTACTCGTCACCCTGATGTTTTTCTCTATGCGGCTCTCGCTGAGAGTGGGCCGTTTATCGGTGACTCCCGCACAGCCATCTGGGAGCAGAAGTATGTCTCACTCGTCGCGGCAGCCAATGAGCAGGAGCGACGGCGCGTTACCCGCGGATCGAAGCTACAGACGAGAGTGGCGTGAAGACGAGCTTTCTAGGACAAGCCTACGCGTCCCGATCGCCCATTCTATCGTCGCAGACTGCGATTAACATTTTCCCGGAACTCTCCGAGAGTGGCGGAAGTGAGATCGGCGGATTCTATGGCACTCCCGGACGCCAAAGCGTCTTTCAGGGAGCCGGCGAGGTACGTGGACTTTGGGTAACTACAGGTGGTATTCCCGGGCTATATAGACTCTTTGCCGTGATTGGCTCATCGGTCTACCGGCTCGATAGTAACTACAACGCGACGAACTTAGGGACGCTACCGAATGTCTCAGGACGTGTGTCCATGGTCGACAACGGTACTCAGTTAGCAATCGCCCATCAGGACGGAATGCACTGGGTTTCGTTGACCGGGTCTGCAATCGCATCCGTGACTAATGCCCCGAGTGGGGCGGTGTTATCGGCGCTCGATAACTACGTCCTCTTTACTCAGAACGTAGGCGGTGAGTTCGGTATCACGGCACTAGGGGATTTGAGCTCCATTGATCCATTGGACGTAGCCACCGCTGAAGGGTGGCCGGATGACTGCGTGTCGTGTGTCGTGACACAACGCGAGGCCGCTCTTCTTGGGACGGATTCGATTGAGGTCTGGAGCGATACAGGAGCCTCTCTATTCCCCTTGGAGAGAACCCCTGGAGGATTCATTGAGCAGGGTTGCGCTGCCAAATGGAGCCCGGTCAAGCTCGATAATTCTGTGTTCTGGTTAGGTCGAGATCGCAATGGTCGAGGTATTGCGTACCGCTCCAATGGATACACGCCAGTTCGTATATCCACCCATCCTTTGGAGAGCGAGTGGAATAGTTACGACGATATCAGCGATGCCATTGGATTTGCCTATCAGGAAGAAGGTCACGCGTTCTATCAGATCACATTCCCAACAGGAAACGCCACATGGGTCTATGACGTTGCGACCAAGATGTGGCACCAGCGCGCGTATATGGATGCCTTTGGCCTACTGAATCGTGATCGGGCCAACTGCTACGCGTTCTTCAACGATGACCATCTTGTCGGTGACTACCAGAACGGCAAGATCTATCGGATGAGAATGGATCT